AACCTTGAACGGTGGATTCAGGCTGATGTTGGGCGCACTTTGTCTGGTTTGGGGCTGTGATGACGATCGTTTTTGGTGGTGGCTCACAGACCTATGCGACGGCTGTCGCCTCGTTTGAGGTGGTGTTTTATGGCTTTGCTTGACAGTTTGGGGCAAAAGTTGCAGACGGCTGGTGTCGCCACGTTGGGGACAAACCTGTGGCTTTCTCAGATTCAGGACTCACCAGATGCGAGTGTCGTTCTGATGGAGGAGAAGGGCAATGTTGACCATGTTTTCGGTACTTCGGTTGCAGGGATGTACCGTCATTCGGTGATTGCGGTGGCTCGGTCGGCTCGCAACGATTATCCGTCTGCTCGGACATTGATCGGCAATGTTCAGGGAGTGTTGGGGGCGATCAGGTCGGAAACGATTGATGGCGTCAAATTCATGTCGGTACTGGATGCGACGGGTATTTACCCTGCTGGTGCTGATGGTCGTGAGCGTCCGCTTTTGGCGTGTGAGTTCACTTGTTGGGTGATCCCGTGAACCCGAATATTCTTGCGGCTCATAAAGCGGTTTTGGCGGCTCAGGCGTGTTTGGATGCTGTCCAGCAGTGCCTGATTGTGCTGTTGAAAGAGGACGAACAGAAGCCATCTGATGGATGCGATCATCCTGTTGAAGCCCGTTTGACGGTTGAAACGATGAATGGTCGTGAGGAGTTGTGCAATGTCTGCGGAGCCAACATCCGTTCCTGACCCGTACGGGCGCACCCGACCTGCCGACGAGAATCCTCGTTGCTGGAGGTGTGCCAGACTGTTAGCAATTCGTTTGACTCGCCCGTGGAAAGTCATTTGCCCTCGTTGTAAGGCTGGTAACGGTCACGATTGACGTTGGGGCATTATTACGATATCGTTACGCCCCATGTCCAAGTGGTTTGTGTGGTTGGTCGTGTTGGTTGGGTGTGGCACCGTGGAAACGGTGGTGGAGGACTCGTCTCCTCCGACGACGATGCGACAAGTTCCGACAACGGTTGTTGTGTCGGATCCACCGACGACCCCTGCACCAGAAACTACGACAACGGTGCCTTTTACGTTGGCGGATCTTGACAAGTGGGTTTCGGATTCTCGTACAAAGTGGGGGAAATGTGGCGAGTTCCATGATTTGGCAATGTCTGTCGGATGGCAGGAGGAGCATTGGTCTACTCTCAGCACAGTTCTGTGGACTGAGAGTCAGTGCCGAAACATTATTCCCGTGAGGGCTGGGGGGTTGCCCTCGGATGCGAAATGGTTCAACGGACATGACTGGGGTCCTACCCAAATCAACAAGCCGGTTCACAAGGAGTTTGTGGAGCAGATCTTCGGGGAGCCGTTTGAGGTAGCGATGAGCAACCCTGCCAACAATTTGCGTTTCGCCTACATCCTGTATTCGTCTCGGGAAGAGCAAGGCAAATGTGGCTGGAAACCGTGGAGCGAACCCTGCAACTGAGGCTAAACCGCCGTCAAGCGGATGCGATGCACTTGGTCGTTTACACTTCGGTCGTCGTGACCAAGTGTCCCCCTGTCCGCCCGTGACCGCCGTGTCTAGGACGCTCTAGGGGAGTGCGTCCGAAAGAAGGAACAGTGGCGAAATACAAGGTGAAGATCGGGATTGATACCCCAAGCGGACGGCATGAGCCTGACGCCGTCATTGATCACACCGCCATCCCTTCCAAGTCGTTGAAGTGGCTTGTTGATCAGGACATTCTTGAACTGGTCGGGAAAGAGCCTGCCCCCGTCGTTGAGGCGGACGAGGAGGAGGAAGTCTGATGGCATTCGTACACGGCAAAAACACGGTCGTTCTCATCAATGCGACAGATATGTCTGGCTACCTGAAGGAGGCTTCGGTCGCCAACAGCGTTGAAACAGCCGACGTCACCGCCTTCGGAACGTCTGGTGCCAAGGCGTACATTGTCGGTTTGCGTGATGGCACCGTGTCCCTCTCTGGGATGTTTGACGGGGCGACGGGTGCTTCTGATCCCGTGTTCCAGCAAGCGTTAGGTGCCTCGGAAGGGGTCGTTTCCGTGTTCCCTGAAGGGACGACTATCGGAAAGCGTGGATTGACCGCTGGGATCCACGAAACGTCGTACAACCTTTCCAGCCCTGTTGGTGACGTGGTGTCAGCCACCGTTGAACTCCAAGCGACTGGCGGAGTTGACGACGCAGTCAGTTTGCACGCCCTCGGTGCCGAAACCGCCACTGGCAATGCGACGAGCAATGACAACACTGCCTCTACTGCCAATGGTGGAGTTGGCAGTCTCCACGTCACCGCAAATACCCGTAACGGGTCTACCACGTTCAAGATCCAGCATTCAGCCGACAACAGCACATGGGCTGATCTGGTTACGTTTTCTACTGTTGCCACCACGATCACCACACAAGAGCGTGTAGCGGTAGCAAGTGGAACAACCGTCAACCGCTATCTGCGTGCGACACACACCCTCGCCGGTTCAACCGGTTCAATCACCTATCAGGCAAGTTTCGGAAGGCGTTAGGAGCGCATCATGGCTTTTGTTCACGGCAAGTCGGCAGTATTCAAGTTGGATGACTCGGGCGGAACGCTTCGGGATTTGTCGTCCTACCTCATGGAAGTTTCTTTCCCTGAGACGATTGAGACGGCAGACGTCACCGCTTTTGGTGGATCGTCCAAGGCGTACATCGTCGGCTTGAAGGATGCGACGATCTCGCTCACGGGTAAGTGGGATTCCACTTTTGATGGCTATATCGCCGGTACCCTCGGGCAAACCGCCTCGCTGTCGTTTGAATACGGACCTGCTGGTTCTACCGGTGGTTTGGTCAAGTACAGCGGAGAGTGCTACGTCACGTCTTACAACATTGGCTCGCCCGTTGGTGATGCAGTGTCGGCAAGCGTGGAGTTGCAAGTCACGGGTGCCGTCACCCGTGGCACTTGGTAATCAACAACAACAAATAGAGGTGAATAGTGTCCTTGCGTGACCGAATCCTTGCGGCGAACGATATCGCCACCCGTACCCTTCATGTCCCCGAATGGGATGTGGATCTGGAGATCCGCACCCTGTCGGCGTTGGAGCGCACACGCATGATCAAAGCGTGTACCGACCTCGCAGGCAACGTGGATCTGGAGAAGATGTACCCCCTCCTGATCATTGCTTCGGCGCACGATCCCGAGAGTGGTGCGAAAGTGTTTGACCACAGCGACATGACCCTTCTGGGCGACAAGTCGGCTTCGGCGGTAGAAAAAGTCGCCAAGGTCGCTATGGAAATGTCGGGCATGAACGCTGAGGCGATTGATGCGGAGGGAAAAGACAGTTAGAAGACTCTGAATACCGCTACTACTTCGTTCTCGCAGAACGGCTCGGACGGACAGTTGAAGAATTGTTGTGGGGGTCACCAAATCACCGACCGTTGAGTTCGGACGAAATGATTGGTTGGGCGGCTCACGACAAACTAACTGCTTGGGAACGAGAACAAGCGATGGCGAGAGCGAGGAAGTAGATGGCAATCAGAGTTGATGCGGTACTAGGAGCGGATGCTTCTGGTTATGTGGCAGGCATGGGTCAGGCGCAAGCCGCTGCCCAGCGTTTTGCCCAAACCGCTTCGGCTTCTGCACGCACCGCTGGTGCTGGTTTCAGTGAACTGACCAACACCGTCAAGGGCATTGAGGGTGCCATTGGCAAGATGCGATCACGCCTCACCCAAGGCTTTGCGGCTATTGGTGCTGGCATGGTGATCCCATCCATTTTCAACGCCGCAAAAGGTGCGTTGATTGATTTCAACCAACAGTTGGATCAGTCTCGGATTGCTTTCACGACTTTCATGGGGTCAGCCGAAAAAGCGAATGCGATGCTTCTGGAACTCCAGACCTTCGCCGCCAAAACCCCGTTCAATTTCAAGGATCTCCTTGGCACGACCCAGCAGATGATTGCTATGGGTACAGCCGCCGAGGATTTGATTCCAAGGTTGACGGCGATTGGTGATGCGGCAGCCGCTTTGGGTGGTTCTCCCGAGGTGATGCGACGTATTCAGCGTGCTTTGGGTCAGATCCAAGCGAAGGGTCGTGTGCAGGCTGAAGAGTTGATGCAGTTGGCAGAAGTTGGTATCCCTGCCTACGAGTACATCGCCAATGTCCTCGGTGTGACGATCCCCCAGTCGTTGAAGATGATGGAACGGGGGCAGGTGTCTGCCGCTACTGCCATCACGGGTTTGTTGGATGGTATGGGTGCCGACTTCGGCGGAATGATGCAAAAGCATTCGCAGACGATGATGGGTGCTTTATCAACGGTGCAGGACTATGTGTCCATCACGATTGCCAACATGAGCCGACCGTTGTTTGAGGCTGTCCGAGGTTTGTTCGTGAGCCTCGGAAACTTTTTGTCCACAAATGACATGAAAAAGCGTGCCGAAGATTTCGCCACCTCGGTGCGAAACGCTTTCACGTCCGCTGGTCAAGCCGCAATGGAAATTTGGAAGCAGATCCAACCCACGATGGAATCCATCTACAGCACTGCAATCAGTTTGGGTCGCTTGATTGCCAGTGGATGGAAACAAGCACAACCAGCGATCAAACTTGTAATTGGCGCAATCGTCGGTGTTGCTAAGGCAGTCAAACCCGTTATTGACGGCATCGGCACCCTTGCTAAAAAGTTCAAAGATTCCAAGGCGGCTGGCATGGCTGTCGCTACAGGACTGCTTTTGAAGTTCACTCCGTTGGGTGGAATGATCAAAAAGATTTCTGAAGAAGTCGTCAAGTTGACCGCCACAAAGGCTGTTGGTGATGTTTTCAAGGTCGCTGGCGAAGGTCAAAAAGCCTTGGCAGGTAGTGGCGAAAGTGCTGAAAAGGCGAGCAAATCTGTTCAGAAATGGTCAACAATTTTTGCAGGAAGTAAGAAGGGGATTGGCGACGCAAGCAAGGCTCTCAAACAGGCGTCTGTTGAGATGGTGAACGGTTATGCGACGATCGGCACCGCATCAACTCAAGCATCTCAGCGTATGAC